TTATATTTTAGAACATTTCCAAATTTCTACACCTAAGCTTGGAATGTTTTTTAATTATGATCATTCAACAATCATTCATTACAGACGACAGAAAGTAAAACAATCAGGTATGTGGAAACCTTTAGAATTTATTTGGAAAGACTACGAGATGATAAAGAAAGAACTTGCTAAGTCCTAGCATAGTTTGGTCTTTTACCTCTACGTGATCTACGTTCTGCACTTTGTTTTCTTGATACAGCTGCTCTTCTTTGACTTGGCGACATGGCTCTAGCTTTCGCTGCGGGTACACACTTAGGATAGTTCCTTCTTTTCTCACCCTTACTACGACCACACTTAGGAAAGCCACCGCCTTTCTTTGGGTTAGCAATATCTACCCAGTTGGCTCTGACCCATGATCGTAAACCTTTTGACATTATCTTTTTCTTTTTTTAGCTTTAGGTTTTATCCTACCACTACATACACCAGCAGCGTACATATTGGCATACGCTGATGGGTAGACTTTAAACTTACGCTTTGCAGCAGCTTTACCTCTAGCACAAAGTTTAGCCATTTCTTTTTCTTCCTTTTCTTAGTTTTCTAAAGTCAGCACCTGTGATGCGATCTCTAGGCTCGGCTACACGAGCTATCTTCATCTGCTTTGCAGTATATTTTTTTTTACCTTTTTTCTTTGGCATTATTTTTTCTTCTTATTTTTTTTCTTCTTAGCTTTCTTAACCATAGAAGGCTTCTTCATTTTCTTTCCGTAATGACCTGGCATAATATTTCTCCTTTGTATATTTATCGAAGCAACTTTCTGTACCATTATAATGATGACAAAAATACTTCTTCTCTGCATTTATAATCCATCCTCCTTCATTACTCAAGAGTTGTCTTTTGCACATTAAACAATACCCACAGACTATAACTACGTTTTTACGTGACCAAGTTTTCTTCTTTACCATTTTTTACAGGACCAATAACGAGCAGTGAATTTATCTGTTGCGGTTGCACAACGATGTCTAGCTCTAAAACTCTTTCTTGCTGCGGGATTTGATTTACGTATCTTCATGTTGGCATCCCCGTATCTAATAATTTTTTCTTTACCACCTTTACAGGCTTTGACTACAAACTTTTTACCACCCTGAACTTGTCGTCTAGGTGAATTACATTTCATCTTTGATTTATCTATAGCCATAATTATTTTAATTTTTCTATCCTTAATATTTTGTTATCTGCACTAAGTTCTGCTTTGACTCTTGAACACATATAGGTAGCATTACTATTCCTAGTACTTATTCTTTTTTTTTCCAAACATTTAGAAATAGATGGCATGTAAGTCATTTCTATAAGTTTTTGATCTACACCTACAAACATTAATAAAGCTACTACAATTTTCATTAGTGGTTACCATTCCTTAATTTTTCTATTTGTTTATTTATAATATCTACTTGCTCTTTCAAATGATCTATATTGACTTTATTGTATCTACTAGCTTCTATCTCTTTTTCAATAGATTCTATTTGAGATGCTAAATGTTCTATAAGCATAAACATTTCTAAGTTCTTTGGCTCTTGCTCTGCTTTCTTTAATAGATCAGCTTGAAATAATGTATCTGCTGTCTCTAGTTTATTTAATCTTTCTTGAATTGTGAAAAAAGCATACAAACCTGTACAAATAAAAAAAATTATAGCTATTAAATTTTTAATTGGTAAACCAATATTTGTATCTTCACTTATCTTCATTGTGGTTCGTCTCCTCCGCAAATATAACCTATAACTTTCTTACCTTTGTAACTATGGTAGTAATGGTTTGACATAAATGTCTTTTTCTTTTTCTCATGTACTACCACATTAGTATTAAACCAACTGCTACAGCTTGTAAATATCTCAAAGGTATCTTGCTTTATATCACCACCAAAAGTCAGGTATAACAGGGTTATCATTATGGGTTTCATCAATGTCCTTGTGAGTTGTAGGCTTTCCAAGTACGTTTTTTATGTTTATTCATAGATGACATCTTGGGTCGTCTACCAATGCTAGTACTTTTTGGTATTCTTTCGTGCTTTGGTTTGTTTAAATCGAACTTTACCCTTGCCATATGTACCTGTCTGTTGAGATAGTAGTTTTACTTTACGTGAGTATTGTTGTGCAAATGATTTCTTAATGGTCATTTGCTAAAGTTTTTTATTTCACTAGCTTTAATACCATAAATAGCTGCAACGACAGACACCCATAACCCAACCAACCACCATGGCATTGCTTGTAGCTTTTCAAAAAACATATCCATCTTTCTTTCTATTTCAGGATCGTCTGCAAATACAGAGTAAGCTAACATGAAGATGGGGGTGGATAGTACGATAAGCACGAACTCATCTTTCCAGTCTCCCTTCTGATGCTCAAATACTTTACCTTTATATTCAATCTCACCCCTCCTCATCTTCTCTGCATGAAGTAGTCTAGCTTCTGACAAGGCTTCTTTTGTTTTTTGTTTATCAGAATACAGCTTGGCAGCTGTCTTAATTCCCATACCTAGTACGTTGAACCACATTATTCTCCTAGCCAAGGTTTATAAATAACCTTACCTTCTTCTCTCATAGCTCTTAACCATTGTTGTCTGTTGCTATTACGTGAATAACTTACGTGAATCCATCCGCTTGAAGGTTCACCATCTTTATAAAATTCTAATATACCTTGATCGACCTCAAGGTTGTTTCTAATCCAAGTTCCTAATTCTTTATTGTCTACACCTGGTATTTCAAAGTCTGCTGCCGCAGCTTCGTCATGTGCTGTATGTTGGCTTTTTATACTGCTGCCTATCTCAACACAAAGTTGTGCGCATCTAAAACCACTAGATATTATTAAAGGTTTATCAAAGTGTGATCTGACAGGTTGTAGAATATTAATAGCTAATGCTTTTAAGTTTTCTATTTGTTCAGGACTAGGGTTGTTGTTGATACCCTTACGTTCTGCAACTTGTGACTTGGTTAGCTCATCAAGAGTTATGTTAGCTGTAAGTTTCATTTGTTATAATATATTTTGACTTTTAATTTTTTTTGTAGTTCTGTCAATCCTCTATTTATCAATGATCCTGCCTTTCTAACATACCTATCTTTAGGTGTATAGTCAGATTTTCTATAGTTTGCGGTCTTTACATCATAGGCTTGATACTCACCTGTGTTAATATCTAATACAACCATATCTATTGGACCGATACCCATAGCTGGTACGAATACAATTTTATCAGGGTCTTGTGCGAATTTAGCTTGTGCAATGAGTTCATTATATAATCCTACTGAAGCTGTTTTGTTTCGCTTAGCCATTCCATTTAAAGAAACCAAGAACTGTAGCCACAAGTCCACCAACAACAATAAAGAAAGCAACAGCACCTTTTCCTTTGTTCATATCAGCACGTAAATCTTTTATATCTTTACGCATTTCGTCAATAGCTTTAAACAAAGTTTTCATACGTTCAGCACAGACTTTTTCATGATAAGAAATTCTTATGCTGTTATTTTTTTCTGCGTACTCTTTAATCTCTTTTGCACTTACAGAAGATTTTTTTTGTTTTCTTTTTAAAACCATCTTTTAACTCTTCCCAAAATATTTTTATTTCTTCTAATAACATCTTAGCAAATTTATCCATGATTACTCCTATATTTCCTCAACTGATTGACAGGCAAAATTTACAACCACTTGATTTCTATTTACGATGCCACTATCCATTTTATTTGTTTCTTGAATGGCACGTAGATAACCCGCATTAGCACATTCTTGCCATGAATTAAAGACAAAATTATCCTTAATAGGTGGTAAACAACTAAGGTGTACAGCAGAACAAATATTTAAAATCAAAATAAACTTCATTTGATTTTACTATCAGATATGTGTTGAGATTGATATGAGTTAATAAAGGGATGAGTCAAGGTGGTAGGTGGTATGACTCACCCCAATCTTCCTATATCATTGTTTAAAATAAGAAGGAAGTCCTAAATGTTTTCTACGATCATAAATATTTTGCTGTGCATTTTTAGATTTTTGATCGTTGTAATGTAAAAAAACTTGACAACAATTATCACCTTGGAACTCTTCTCTCCAATGTTCTAACTCCATACCTCTATAAACAAGCATATCACCTGGTTTTAAAATAATCTTTGTTCCTTTATTATTACTTGATACTGTTATTTTTTTTCCGTCAGGTATACCTACATTCTTTTTAGGTTCTAAATATATACACCATGGATCACCACCAAGGTTTAATGTAGTAGATATTTCACATGAAAATCTATCTTTATGTCTATGAAGCACATCACCTGTTTTATATATTCTTGCATAAGAATAGGTAGGATTTAATTTAAGTCCTGTTTTCTTTTCCATTATAGGCAAAGTTCTCATAAGCAATGTTTCCATAGCTATGTCCGCATAGTGTGAGTATGTGCCTGGAACTTGTGCATCTGACCATGTACCCCATTCTTCAGTAAAGTTAGATATATATCTTTCGTCAAACAAAGTTCTAGCCACCTGTCTTTTAAGTAAAAAATAATTGTAAACAAATGTAGCTATATCTTTTGGTACAGCTTCTTTAATGACACAATATTTATTTTTTTGGAAGCTCATTAGCATTACTCCTTTCTTTTGATATTGCTGTTTCAACAGCTTTGATATTCCAATGTATAAATCTAAAAGGTTCTAGTCCTGCATCTACTGCAAACTGATGTGGAACATAACCTGGAAATACAATCATTGTTCCTGGCTTTGGTTTGTAATGAACTTGATTTGTTGCCATTGTTATTTTTGATTGATCTTTCATAAATAATTTTGTCATCTCTGCACCAGGTCTTGGGTCATGAAATATTGGGTAAGATGTTTTCTCACTACATTTTAAAAAATAAAATCCTGATACGTGCTGATTCCAATGCACATGAGTATCATGATGACCACCACCTTTTTCACTAAACTCTTGCACCCAAAATTCTGTAAAGTGTAAGCTATGGTTTTGTAAATTAAATCCTTGCCAATCTAAAAATTCATAAGATCGTTGTCCTATAAATTGAACAAGCTCTTTTATTTTAGGATCGTTAGAAAAACTTTCACTATGTTTAGATAAACCAAATGTACCTATATCTTTCTTCCATTTAGGTTCATTCTTTAATTTATCTTTTAAAAGTTTTTCTGCTTTCTTAATATATTTATCTGTTACTTTATTTGCGTTTTTCAAAAACATTGGAGCTTCTGCAATCCAAATAGGTGTTTGAAAATAAAATGCAGATTTAAAATCTACATGGTTTTTTGGTGTATTACTTCCGCCTTGTATCATATTATCTAAAAGGATAGCCAAGATTCCAAATCACTAAGCTATGCCTTACTCCTTTTGTTACGGGTTTAACTCTATGCCATACAAAGCTAGGAAATATTACTAAAGAACCTTTAGGTAATATCTCAGTACAAGCTCTGATATTTGGTTTTTTATCAGGGTCTAAGTTTCTGAAATCAAACTCTAGTTCTCCACCTTTGTATTCTTTTGGGTCTGTCAAACTAACAGTGACTGATAGCTTTCTTATCTTACCTTTTGTTGGTCCTTCTTCTACATAAGGTTTATCCCAACTATCACAATGCCAATCATAGTATTGTCCTTTTTTATATATAGTAAACTGACAAGACTCTGACCAATCCCAATCAAAGTTCCAACCTGCATTTCTATTTGCTTGATGCACATAAGGTTGAATTTCTTTGTATATCCATCTATCGTTCATCCAAACAATATTTGAATCTCTTTTTTTTTGTAAATCTTTTATTTCTTCCTTGCTAAGAGGTTGTTTATTTAAATCTCTATCTCTACCATAACCACCTGTGATAGCCATAATCTCTCTGTTCTTTTCTGTTTTACCATATTGCACAATCATATCACAAATTCTTGGCGGTATAGCAGATTGAAAGTACCAAAAGTAATTAGATATATTCATAATTAATAGTTAATATAGTATTCAGTTGTTTAGAATTATTCTTAGTTATAAAGTATTTTTGTGTGGCAGGAAACATATAGAAATGATTGTTATACACAGGTATATGCCAAGTTCTATTCTTTCTTCTATTATCATCATACTCAATAACAAGTTCGCAAGAATCTTTTGAACAATCTAAAGCATAGATTAATGTGTAATCAGGTGAGTTTCTTAAATCTACAGGTTCTATTTGATTTCTTAAATAAGATTGTTCTTTAGGATGTAAGACATTACCATGTTGTGATTTTTCAATTAAAGAAAATCCATACTCTACTCGAATATTATCTCTAATATAATCTTTAAACCATTGTAAAGGTTGTGAAAAAGGCACTTCATAATCTTCATAAGAATATGCTTTTGAATTTGTATTGATTCGTTTTTGATCTATAAAAGATTTTATAATATCGTTTTTAATTTTTTCTCTATTGATTTCAAAGCCTTTAGGAAGATTAACAGGACCATGAATTAAATTTATTTCAGACAGCACCACCTTCTGCATAAACTATATTTCTACTTTATTCCAACTCCCGTTAGCTTCATCCCATTCATATCTATGAGTTTCTTTTTCTGCTTCTGATAATTCAGGTGCATCACCTACTGGTGACTGCCATCTAGCTTCTGTTGTATTAAGAACCCAACTAGCATATGGTTTTTTAGGTAAGAACAAATCATTGTCCTCATCATAAATCATACCAATTCCTGCATAGTTACCTCTTAAAGGTGTTCCACCATTTTTGTGTTGTCCGCCTTGTGTATTGTAAGATGTTTTTACCCAATGAGGATAGTTGTGTATTCTTTCTAAGAATTGTCTGCCTACTTCTTCATCTTCAACACCATCAGAATTTTGACAATCTTTGTCAGCTACAACATGAACTGCCATAACTTTGCTGTTTATTCCTAGTTTTGCGTAATGTGCCATAATGTTCTCCTTATATGTTAATTATTAATTTATTTCAACTATTGAAATCTATATCTTATTATTACTACTCCTGATCCTCCAGCTCCAGCAGTTACAGCAGGACCTGGAGTTGCTGCACTTGTAGCACCTCCGCCGCCACCTGTATTAGCTGTTCCATTTGTTCCTGGATTAGCTGGATAATCTCCACCTGCTCCTCCTCCTCCAGTTCCACCAGTTCCTCCACCAGTCTCACCGCAGTTACCACCACCGCCTCCACCACCTGCTCTAGCAACTGGTGAACCTGTAATTGAAGTTGTTGCTCCAGCACCACCTGGACCTGCTGGACCACCTGGACTTCCATTTGATCCTGCTACTGTTGCTCCACCACCACCTCCTGCTGAATTTGGTGATTCACTTCCTCCTGGATTTCCTTGTGGCGGACTAACTGGAGGAGTATTTCCTGCACCTGCAGAAGAACCATTACCTGCACCTCCACCTGAACCGCCAGAACCTGCTGCTGGACCATAACCTCCTCCACCACCACCAGCAGAAGAAATAGTTGAAAAAGTAGAAGTACTTCCTGATGCACCAGTTCCTACTGGACCAGGTTGTCCTGCTCCTCCTCCTCCAACTGTGATAGGAAAAGTTGCAACTGTTGCTGTTAAAGGGGTAGAACCATTTAAAGGTGAAACTCCATAACTATCATTACTTGCTCTGTTTTCTCTAAAACCTCCTGCTCCTCCTCCACCACCATAACCATTTGTTGCAGCACAAGCATTTGCACCTGCTCCACCACCTGCTACAACTGTATAAGAAAGTTCATTATGTGTTGAAGTACAAGAAAGCGAAGAGACTACAAAATTTGCGTCAGAATTAAATGTATGAATTTTAAAATCTCCACATTCTGTTTCTGTTCCTCCTGATGCTACCATGAATGTAGTAGTGGTAATTTGTTTGTCTGCTTTATTAACTGTTTTCCATCCTTCTGTGCCATCTACATAAACTAAAGTGTAAGATTCACCATTAGACGTAATCTTTGCACATATACAATTTCCATCAATTTTTGATCCATTTCTACCTACTGTTATATTATTTGTTGATGCAGTATTTGCATAATCTTGAATTGCTACAATATCTCCTGCACTTGGTGATGAAGGAAGTGTAACTGTAACACCGCCTGATGTTGTATTAACAAAATAACCTTTACCTGAGACAGATGTAAATGGAGATGTTTTTGCAGTAGTACACCAGTCTACTGTTCCTGTTCTACCAAATCCAGTTTGTGTAGCACCACAAGCTAAAGTTACTGCTGTGCCTGGTCCACCTAATTCTAATGTGCTGCCTGTTCTTTTTTCTATTTTATTTACTTTAATTGTACTCATAATTCATCAATTTGATTTATACCTTATTACTACAATACCACTTCCACCAATTCCACCTAATCCTGTTCCTGATCCTGCTCCAGATCCTCCTCCAGCACCACCACCAGTATTATCTACACCATTTCCACCATTAGTAGATGGATTACCCGTTCCTCCATCTCCTCCACCACCAATTCCACCAGGTACTGGACCTGGACCGTTTGGATGATTTGAAGATCCACTTCCTCCACCAGCAAAATATCTAGCATTAGAAACTGGTCCAGCTTCTCCGTATGAAGGAGCAGTTGGTCCAAATAAATTATTATCTACAAAACTTCCTATACCTCCAATTCCACCTTTACCAGGTGTTGGTGTTGCAAAAGTTCCAGCGGCTCCAGCACCTCCACCAGAACCTCCACCATTAGTACTACCTGGAGGACTTGTTGAACCATCATTACCTTGTGGAGGACTTACTGGAGGATTGTTTCCAGTTCCACCACCTCCGCCTGAAGTTCCTCCGCCACCTGATCCACCATTTCCACCAGTACTATCTGGTCCAGTTCCACCTCCACCTTTGCCACCACCAGCAGATGTAATTGTAGAAAAAATAGAATTATTTCCATTACTTCCTCCCGTATTATCAGCTGGTGCTCTTGCTCCACCAGCTCCAACAGTTATGGGAAATGATCCAACTCCTAATGTAATTCCAGTTGAGTTTGCTAAGGGAGATGTTACTGGTGCTGACATACAAGTATCATTTGATAATCTAAATCCTCCAGCTCCTGCACCTCCAGCCATATATGCTGGATCTGCTCCTTGACCACCTCCTCCGCCACCACCTACAACTAAATAATCTACTTTATTATTTTCTGCACTATTTGATATTGCATTGACAGTTAATGTGTCATCGCTAGTAAATATATGAGAAGTAAAATCACCACTCGTAACTTTAGTTCCACCTGAAGCACATAAAAATTTATCTCCAAGATTTCCAGTACCTTCTTCAATAGATTTCCAACCAACTGTTGCATCAACGTAAACCATAGTTAAAGATTTATGTCTTGTTGCAACAACACTATCTGAACAAGCTTGATTTAATTTTGATCCGTTTCTTCCAATAGTAAGATTATTAGTTTGAAAAGTTCCTTTATAATCTTTTATTGCAACTATATTACCAGCCGTTGGACTTGCTGGTAAAGTTACTGTAACTGCTCCCCCTTCTGTATTGATAAAATATCCTTTGCCATTTACTGCGGAAAAAGGAGAAGTTTTTGCGGTAGTACACCAATCTACTGCTCCAGTTCTTCCCATACCTGATGTAGTTGCTCCACAAGCAACAGCAACAGTTTGTCCTGAAGAACCAATAGTAATTGTTGATCCACATTTTTTTATAATGTTAGAACCATCTGATGTTTTTTGTATGTTATCTACTTTAATTATACTTGTCATAATTTACCTATTGAAATTTATATCTTATTACTACTTTTCCTGATCCACCTGCGCCACCTAAAGCAGTACCTGGTTGTGTTCCAGCTCCACCACCGCCACCACCAGTGTTGACTGTTCCAGCGACTCCATCTCCTGTTCCATTACCAAAACCAGCTCCACCGCCACCAGTTCCTCCTGATCCTCCAAAACTTGCGCCTGATGGGTTACCAGCTCCACCTCCACCACCACCTGAAAAAGATAAAGGACTTCCTGAAATACTTGTTGTTGCTCCAGCTCCGCCAGGTCCATTTCCACTTGGAGGATTACTTCCTGATGTACCCGCAACTGTAGCGCCACCGCCACCGCCTGATTTAACATCGGGACTCGTGTTTCCACCATCTCCTCCGTTTGTTCCTTGTGCTGGACTAACTGATGGGTCATTTCCTGTTCCGCCTGGATTAGCAGAAGAGCAACCACCACCTGCACCGCCTCCTGAACCACCTGGTCCACCTTGTCCTGGTGCGTTAGCACCATGACCACCAAAACCACCACCTGCTGATGTTATTGTTGAAAAAACTGAATCTGATCCTTTACATCCATTAACTGATGCATATGGTGGTCCAGGTGTAGGAACTCCTCCTGCTCCACCTCCACCCACTGTGATTGAATAAGTTTGTGTAGAAACTGGAACACCAGATCCAGCTTTTAATGGACTTCCTGTAAATGGTGCTTGCGGAGTTTCTCCTTCTCTAAAACCTCCACCGCCACCACCACCGGCTCCATTACCACCACTAGGTGATCCTCCAGAACCACCGCCACCACCTCCGGCTACAACCATATAAGAAACATTATTGTTAGGTGCTGATAATCCTTGCGTAACAACAAAGTTTCCATCACCAGTAAATGTATGAATTTTAAAATCGCCACATGTTGTGATTGTACCACCAGTTGCACTTATAAAAGCTGGATTACCTGTGACGTTAGAAGTTGAGTCATGAATATCTTGCCAACCTTTTGTTCCGTCAACGTAAATAAGTGTTACAGATTGGGACTGTGTAGTTAAAGATGTGTTTTGACAAACACCGTTAATTTTAGATCCATTTCTACAAACTGTAACTGCATTACAATCCCAAGTGTTAGCATAATCTTTAAATGCAACAATATCTCCTTGAGAAGGCGAACTTGGAAGTGTTACTGTAATTCCACCTGATGTTGTGTTTATAAAATAACCTTTTCCTGATTCTAAAGTTAAAGGACTTGTTTTTGCTGTAGTACACCAATTAACAGTTCCAGTACGACCAAAACCTGTTTGAGATGCACCACTCGCAAGTGTTACAGTTTTACCTGATGAACCTAAAGTTAATGTTGAACCACATTGTACATCAACTGTATTTACTTCTATCTTACTCATACGATAACTAATGTTCCTGTTACTGTTACTGTTTGTGTAAAAGTTACTGGTCCTGCAAGAACAGCACTTTCAATAATTAATACATTATCTATTGTTGCAGCGTGTGTAAAAATTTCTTCACTACCAGGTTTGTTACCTATGTAATAATTATTATAATATGTCATATCTCTCCTACGTACTTATCGAATCTACAAAACTAACCCAAGCATCAACACTCGAAGCTGCCGAGCTTTGACCTTTAAGCACATCAGTATTTTGCATAACAACTTTTGCTCCACCCTGTATAAGTTCAACTGAACTAGCAGGTGGGATGCTCAAGTCTTTTACAAGATACCTTGTTGTAGAGCCGCCTTCTAAAATAAAAATACTAACTGTTACTGCTGATGTTAAAATATTTGCAAGTCTTAAACCTACAATAGCATCATCACTATTTGCTGTTAAAATAGTTGTAGCTGAATTTGTTATTTGTACTCCTGACGATTCAAAATCTTGTGCCATATATCCTCCTTATTCCTTATAACGCAATAGCCATAGCTGTTGCAAATCCTTTTGTTGAAAATGATGTTGTATCTACAGCAGCATCTTGCCAAGACGATCCGTTGTAAACACGTAGTAAATTAGAGCTAGTATTAAAATATAAATCACCTGCTGTCAAAGCATCTCCGTCATTATCAACTGTAGGATCAGATGATTTAGCTCCTAAGTAAGTATCATCAAAATTATCTGCTGCTGCCTCGGCTGCGGCTTGTGCTGCTTGAGCTGCTGTTTTAGCTGTGTCAGAAGCAGTGGCACTTGTTGCTGCATTAGTTGCTTGAGTAGCTGCTGTAGTTGCTGAAGTAGCTGCTGCGGTTGCAGAACTAGCAGCGGCTGTTGCACTTGTAGCTGCGGCAGTAGCTGATGTAGCTGCTGAAGCTGCGTCTACAATTAAATCATACTTAGCTGAGTTTGCGTTAGTTGTTAAAGGTTGTGAACCTGATGAAGTGTGTGCTTCGTTTACTAAAAAAATATTATTTGTTGAAGTGTCTTTGACTAAATCTCTTACTGCATAAGCTGTACCACTAGACCAGTTACCTTTGTAAGTTCCTAGTTCCTGTGTAACTGCAAGTTCTCCACTACTATCAAATGATAAAAGTTTATTAGCTCTATCTGTTGCACCTACAGTAAACTCTGTAGATGTCATTGTGTTTGTTCTTGATAACTTAATGGCTCTATCAAGTTCTTCTTGAACTTGTTGTGTCGTCATTGTTGCACGATCCAGTCCCTCTTCGTGAGTCTCCGCAGGGAAAGGATCATTGGCTATATAATCTATAGCCTGAGTTTGCGGGACATTTCTTCTAATAACCACAGTTTCACCAGTTGCAGGAGTATTGCCTGTTGTGAAGGTAATTGATCCTCCACTAGCAACTCCAGCACCAGCTACTGTATAGTGAGTTGTTAGAGTCTTTACAGTTTCAGTTCCAGTTGAGGAACGAATAATAACTTGTAAATCAGAGTCCGCAAATATTTTAAAAGTATAGGCAAAGTTTGTTGTTGAATCATTACCTGAGTAAGAATTTTTTACTGTAGTTGAAGATATAGTCATAGTTCTCTATATTATTATTCTCCTAATTCATCAACAATTATATTGTTAATGTTTTTTATTATTAGAGCATTTTGTAGTGCTATCAAAGATAGTCCTTGTTGTACATCTCTTTTTGAAGCTGTGTAAGTAGGGTCTAATGCTATTTTGGTTAAGGCTTTAGTCGTATTAAATGTAGAACTAATTAAATTTACAGTTGGTATACCACTAAAAAATTGAGATGCTATCTCTGTATTTCTACCATAGCTAAATGGTAGATCATCCATAAAAGGATATAAAGCTGTGTCTATAGCACCAGGAATTAGTGATGACCATGATGATCTTAAAAATCCTATCTTTGCTAAATTTTCAGGAGATAGTCTTTTTTCTAAAAATTTCTTTTGATCGCTTCTGCCAAATGAATTGATGTATTGTTGAACTGCGTAGAATTGTACCGCACCTATCATGGAAGCCATGAAAGCAGAATAAGTATGAAAATCTTTACCTCTTGTTTCTGCTAAAACATATAATCTATTCATTAATTGTTTTGTATATGAGCCTAAAGTAAATGTTCT